ACTATGTTTTGTTGTTTGGTCGCGTTGGTTGTACCCAATAGGATCTGCTCAATGGGCTGGTCCTTGATATTGCCCAAAGCTCCTGTTTTGGTATCACTACGGATACAGTTTTTTACTGTGCCATCAAAGTTGTACATGAGCCCGGTCCAGGGCATGGGACAAAAATATGGATTGGTCAGCATGTCTTTGGGTGTCATGCTGGCCCCAACGATATGTCTGGAATACGCAGGCCATTGCGCTCGGCCATGTTCCAAAGATCTAGCAAGGTCCTGGCCCAGTTGTTAACATCAGCAGCCGGTGGTACTGTTTTGTCAGCGGTGGTGGCTATATTGCCCGGTCTTACCAAGATAATCTTCACGCCCAGTCGACGGTTACGCAACTGCTGTACAGCCTGCTCCAGGGCCAATTTTTGTATTCTATACTGGTCCAATGACATGTCAAATGCCGTTGGGTCTTGCGTCATTTGTGTGCTAATAACTATGATGCGTTTACCGGTTCCAGCCCAGCGTTGAGCCATCTCAAACAACAGTTCAGTCTGTGCAAATCCAGCCTGTGCATTGTTCACAAACACGTCGCAGGGTTCAATCTGATCGCAAATCTTAGGTGTATTGCGTATGTTGTTGCCTTCACGCTGACTGAGTCCCACCACTTGGTGTCCGTCCAAGCGGTATTCCTCTGCCAAGGCCTGTCCAATGCCGGCTGTGTGTCCGGTAATTGCTATCTTCATAATATGTTGCCCAGTTCTGGAAAAGTCTTCACAAATGATTGGTTTCTCTGTTGATCCAGCTCATTGGTGACTTTAAAAAATGTTTGCTTCCAATCATCGTGTGCTGTGCTAGATACTATATTATCAAATATTGTAGTTGGCAAAGTATTTTTGACATCAACAGGTATAGATTTGATAGAATAGATCCAGGGATCCAACAGTATGTTAAAATTGACCTGACCCAGACCGCGTCCAATGGCCCAGTCCTTGAATACCTGGGCACGTTGCCAAGTAAACACACTGACTGTGAAATTCACAGTTATCTTGACATTGGAAGAGATTTGAAGTAGCAAAAATTTATCTAGATTGGCATTGACCACCGACCACTTTAAGGGCCACCGGTTATATTCAAATCTAGATTCTATGTCGTCAAGGCTTATGGTGATTTCAACCTGTCTGAATTGTTGCAACAGCTCGATCAATCGCGAAGGCCAAAGACTGCCATTGGTATTGTAGCGTATTTTGACCAGATCCTGGCGATCCAGTGCTATAATTTGTTCCAATAGTGCTGTTTGTTCTGGTACAGCATTGGCCCAGGGTTCGCCACCGCCAAAGTCCAACTGCAATACATGATCGGCACGGTTCATGGCTTCGGTCCACACGGTGGATTCTGTCGTAGGCTGTGACCATGTCGGTACGATTTTTTGCCACATGGTGCTGCTGTCAGGACCGCATATCCTGCAGGCGGCATTGCACACATCACCAATGGCCGCATCAATTTTGACGTACTCTGGATCCAGCTGAGAATAGATCTGATCTATTCTGTTGTCTGTTTGTCGTTTGCTTACCAACCCAATGGATTCCTTATCCCAACAGCGTTGACAAAAAATATTGGCAATGTCATTGTTATTGTCTTCGGTCAACTGCTGATATTCTTGTGTTTGTTTCATTGCCACAACAGATTGAGATCTTGGAAAACCTATCATGTTGTTGCAGGGCGTGACATGCCCGGTAGCAGTCCAACTGATATTACGAAAAGGATTAACACACAGGGTCATTGATAGGTGGCCACTTCGTCGCGAATAATTTCTAAATACTCAGGGTCAATGGTCAACTGTCGTTGACGTGCCCAAGCTACAACAGATCCGTCTAGTAAGGATTCAAACGGTAGTATGTCGTCTGATTCCAATATGTTTGCTCGAGACCAAGATCTATAGTCAGATTCAATCAGTTGATCTAGTTCGTTTTCTGTCAATCGTTCTTTGATCCGTTTTAAAATAGGATTTTCTGGTTGTGCAAGATTTTGTTCCCAATGTATTTTTTTAATGCGTTGATAGAACCAATCACGATCTGCGATAGTGACGCTGATCACCGATACCGGCTCAATGGTATTGTAATCAAAACCACTCTGTCTATGACAGCCCAGCACTGAATGATGTTTAATCTTGTTCCATTCAATTATTTTATCTTGTTGCGACAACGTGTAAAACCCTGGCTGTTTTAACAAACTGTCAGGGCTTACGGTCACATTGTTTTTGCGCTGTATTCCAACACCAGCAAACATGGATGCCAGAGTGTCGCCGAAACTACATGGGTAGTAATTTACTAACAACACTCTGGTTATCTTTACTGTTTCTGGCGAGCGCGGATCATGGCCAAGATGTCTTGAGCATTACCACTAGCAGCAGGTTTGGCTTCCACTGGTGCTGATGCCACTGCTGGCTCATCATCAAAGTCACTGGATGATGTGGCAACAGGTGCTGGCTTAGCCGCTGGTGCTGGAGCATCTTCGTCCACCGCTGGGGTGCTTGTTGCAACACCTGCAGGAGCATTTACTCCGGCTGGACGGAAATACTGTCCCCAACGCTCGGTATCGTAACTCTGACCATCAACCGATGCTTCAAACATCTCTTTGATGACCTTGAGTTCAACTTCGCCAGGCTTCTTGGGCAAGAATGTGCTCAGATCAAAAAGGCCATATTGATCAACAGCTGCCTGTTCGGCTTCGGTGAGTGCTGTTTCTTTGCGTGCCCACTTGCTTCCGTTGTAGTCAGCGAAACCGCCTTTGCTTCCTTTGCTGATACGGAAGTCCAGGCCACGCAGGTAGTCGGTTGGCAATTCTTCCAGTTCAGGATCCATTAAGGCTCCTTTGATGGTAGTAAAGATCTGAGGACCAATGATGAAGCGACGGATCGGATTCTCTGGAGTCTTGTCATCGCCGAGTGGATTCTCACGTACAAAGCCTTGGAAAATATATGAACGTTTTTTCCAATACTTGCGACCCATTTCTTCTAGTGCCTTGTCTTTGAACCAGGTACGGACTTCGGTAAGCACTGGGCAGGTCTCGCCCCACATTTCCACGCAAGGTACTTGTACGTACACCTGTTTGGATTCCATCTCACCTTTGATGCCATTGAATGGCAAACGGATCATGGCTCGTTCTTGCCAAAAGAATGTGTTCTTGGTATTTCCATCTGGAAGGAAGCGTAAGGTACATGATTGACCTTCTTCCATGTTCCAATGCGGGTAAATTGAATTGTCACCGCCTGTGGAGTTGTTACCGCCTTGTTTTGATTCGCTAGCGGCCAGTCGTGCGCGAATTTCTGCTAAAGATGCCATAATAGTTGCCTTTCAAGTTTTATGGTTGTTGCCTATCTAAATTTTAGATTCTAGTTGCCTGTGATGCCAACAAAAAAGCGCATACACTTGATACAGTATATACGCTTTATTTGAAAGCGTCAATGATATTTATGACGCGGTTGTTCAGAATGCTATTTTCTAAGTCCCGAAAGTTCTTTGAGTCTATCCAAGAAGCTCAAGTCCTTGGCCACCGGTTTCATTTTGCCCGAATGTCCGTACTGTCCTTTAAGTGGGGAAGTATCGCACTCGTCTGTTTCTTGGGTGTCGTCTGGGCTGATAGCATCACCAATGGCGTTGCCCAAAGTTGCACCTCTTACAGCTCCAACCGGTCCACCCAATGCCGCACCAGCAATGCCACCCAATGCCGCACCAACTACACCTTCTTCCATGTCGGCATGATCATACTCAGGAGCAGGACGTTCTTCGGCTGGTACACCGGCACTTTTTAATATGCCACTTAGTGGATCTTCATACTCAGGATAAGCAGGCTCGGTAGAATTGTATGGATCCTCAGTTTGAGTCATGGGATCTTTGAATTCTTCCATGTAGTCGCCTACACTTTCGCGCTCAACGCCCATGTCTTCATCAGGATTTCCACCAATGATACCACCGCCGCGTAGGTGGCTTTCAAGATTCTGTGCTACCCATTCGCGTGGATCGCCATCACGGGCTTTTTGTACTCCGTATGGTATTTCACCACAGTCACAGTAGTAGTCAAACAATGCATCATATAGATGCTCGTCCAGGTCGCCGCCCTGTTCAAATTTACGAACTTCGTGCTTGAATCTATCCAGGATATGTTCCAAGGCTTCTTTGTTTTCGTCTAACATGCGACTTTCTTGCAGTCCGGTTAGACTGTTAACCTTGCCTTGTACACCACCAGATGGCTCGTTGCCAACTGTGGTGTCGGCATATTCAGCATCGGTAGCTTCATCTGGATTCATTTCAGCTGCAGGATCAATCTGTAACTGTTCAATTACCGAACGCACATCTGGATTGTCGCTCAACATCTGCATGCGATCATAGATGACCTGGCGGGCATCTGCGTTTGCATCTTGTTCTGCCAAGGCTTCTAACTGATCAAACAGTTCATCGTCGCCCAGGAGATCATATAACTGCTCAGTGGCATTGGTGGCATCGGCTCCTACTGGTAAGTCCTTGCTTAGTAGTTCTACCAGTTGCGCTTGTTTTTCTGGAGTGTCTGGTGTTTGCCAGGTTCCTTCTGCTAGGCGTTCTACCCATGCTTCAAATATGTTGGCTTCTTTCATGTCGGTTCCTTGTTGTTGTATACGAGCCAACAGCGGAAGTGCCGACTCAATCCTGGTGTCAATCGTTTGTTTCACAAACAGATTTTTTAAACTTTCAATTACTACTTCTTCGTCAGTGATGTCTGCAGGACTCCAGGATTCAAAATAAGATTTGTAACCACGTGCTGTACTGAGACTCTTCAAACGACCTTGCAGACTTTCATAATAGGTATTGGTTTGTTCTACCAGAGTAGCTGCATCACCTTCAAATAGTTGTCCTGCGTTGGCTCTACGGAAACGAGCCAGCACATTTATTTCTTCTACCATGGTCACAATGTGTTGACCGCGGGTGTCGTAGGGCTTGCCCCCGGACTTGACATGTTCCAACATGGCACGACCACCGGCTAATTTTTTAAATGGTAACTTGTAACGCTCGCCCTCGGCTGTTTCGATAAACAGGCTTTCAATGTAGCGATGACGAGCTTCGCCTTCGCCTATGTTCTTGTGATGGCGGATCATGAGTCTGGCTTGGGTAGCTTCGCCCATCCAGCTGGTGGTTCTATTGCCTGACCATGATTCAAACAGGCCTTCGCGTATGGCAGCCTGGCCCTGCATGCTGTAACGCAAGCGATTCAAATTACGGATACCAAAGCTGAGAAAGTTGCGTGTGGCAAAATTTTTAAGTTGTTCTAAGAATCCAAACCAATCGCTCTTGTCTTGGCCTTCCATGCTACGACCCACGTTGTCAGTACAGTATACTTCTAGCTCACCTTCATCGGTCAACATGATCACTACTGTTCCATAGTCCTTGCCTGATTCGGCACGGAAATCCATGCTGAATATTTCAGCGTCTTCCGGACTGGGTGCAGGTTTGCCTGAACTGTCCAGCATTTCTGGATCAAAATCTCTACTTACTAAGAGATCGAAAAGTTTAAAAGCAGGTGTTTGTTGAGCCATGGTCTAGTATTTAGCGTCTTACACTGATGAATGGCATGGGAGATACAATGATATCTCCATGATCACGCAGATGTGTATCTATTGAAGTATCATAGGTCTGTAGCAGTTGCAACATGCGTACTGCCAGCAATGCGGCCATGACTAGATCGTCGGTTTCGCCTGGCTTGGCCGCATAGCTAACTCCGTGAGCCACAAATGTTTTGAGCTCACTTACCAGGCTAGCACTACGGATCTTCATCTTGCCTGATTCTATCAAGGTTTTAAACTTGTTGCAGGCGGCCAGTTTGGGCTTGTTTGAAGTGTTGAATCCCTTGCGATATCTGCGTCCACCTCCACCATTGGGTTCGCTGAGGAAATAGCCGCGTATGTTTTCTTCACCATATTCAGCTATGCTGATCAAGGCAGCTTCGCCAATGGTGTTGTTTTCTATGCTGAAGTAGATGTTTTGTGGATCCTTGACTGTTTCGTGTATATGAGCACAAATATCGGCCAAGATACGGATCTGTTCCGGAATCGGCGTGCGATTATGACGCCACTCGCCTATCTGTTCGGTAGTGTTGGCTTCAAATATCTGTATCGCAGCCGGGTCTCCACCTGTGCCCAGGCTAGGGTCCAGAGCCACCACATAGGTACGTCCTTCTTTAGGACGTTGATACCAGCGTACCTGACCGGTCTTGTACAGGGGTTCGTGTCCACGCAGATCCAACAACTTGGCCGGTGCTATCAAGGTTTCGTCATTGATGATGAATTCGCAACCCATCTCTCGACGGAAACGATCCTCGCCCAGCTGTGCCCGTTGTGCTACTGCCCAGGCCTCATCACGATCCGGATGTTCATTCCAGTATGATCTATATGCCTTAAATCCATTGATGCCTACTTCGGTAGGATTGCCAAACTCATCTTCGCACCGGTTGGCACCTTTCCATAGTAAGGCAAACTGATCTTCGTCTGAGTTTGGGGTTGAAGTGATGATGGCTTTACCACCAGTGGCCAAGGTAGGACTTATGGACGTCCAGAATTCCTTGGCTATGCCGGGTCGAACAAATGCGAACTCATCCGCATATAGTAGTGATATACTCATACCCCGTCCGGTGTTTTCAGTTGTTGTTGCTGATACAATACGACTGCCATTCTCAAAGTCCAGGTTGCCTTTGTTGTAGCTGGTTACTCCGGCTCGGATATGGTCTGGACACAGTTCATAGGCATAGCGTATACGTTGCATGATCTCCTGTGAGCCTGTGTACTTGTGTGCGGCTATCAGGATAGTGGAATCTGGTACAAACATGGCATACCACAAGAGATATCCAGCGGCACTGGTACTCTTGCCAGTCTGTCGTGGCATCATAGATATGCTGAAACGATTTTGATGATAGGTATCAATCAAGCGTTTTTGATATTCAAACGGATGATACAACATTTTTCCTCGGGTTGGATGTTGTATATGGAAAAAATTGTTCATGAAGTACTGTGGACCGGTGACTGGATCTGCGCATTTGACAAACTCAGCCAACTGCTCCTCGGTCCAGAGCTGTCGCTTGTAAGGGGTCTTGACTAGATTGGCTTCGTCTTTGCTCACAACAGGTCTCCAAATTCAGGCCATAATCGTGCGAACTCGCCCTGCTTGTCGGGATGATATTGTTCCATCCGCTCAACAAATTTCTTAAGTTTAGTCAACTGTTCAGTCGACGGTGATGTCGCGGTCTGATACTGTGAACGAGCATGTTCAAACAAAGATCGTTCGACTTCGTTAACTTCACAAGCAGCAAACAACCGATCAATTTCCTGTGTGGCTAATGACGCTATTTCAGATCCATAAGTTCTGATATCCAGCTCCACTGGCCAATTTAGATCCTGCCAGACAATACTCAATCCGCGAGACTGTGCAAACTTTTTAAACTCTACCAGACGTGTGGCATTGTACAAATTGTAGACTGCATGTATACCACCCCAGTGTCCGTTGTTTTGTATTAGTTCCTGTACTAGATCAAGATTGTGCAAGATCCTGTTCCAGTCAGCCCCGTAACGAACATATTCAAAGCGCGATTCAATGTTGTCAAAACTGATACTCCACCCTACCTTGCGACGTGTTTTTAATTTTTGGAAGATTTCGCTGTGCTCTAAATCTGCACTGAGATTGGTGATAACTGTGACCACTGCATCAGGCGGTATCACATCCAACAGGCGAGCATTTTCTTTCAATAGAAATGGTTCGCCTCCGACCAAGGCCACCTCTTTAACTTGGTCATAGTGCTGAGCAATAAATTCACAAACATCTTCATAGTAGTGGCGGGTATTGATATCAATGTGTTGTCCTAGCAGGTTCGCCCACTTTGAACTTTGTTTAGCATTGCAATAGTTACAGCTCTGATTACAAGTGGTGTTCCAACGTACATCGATCAAGGCTGGATAGTGATATTCTGAACCGGCTGTGATATAATCAAAATCTTTGTTGATAGAGTTGTGCCAGCGACGTTCACTGTCACCGTTGTTGCGTTCTCTGTTGACACAATTACCACAGTATTCGTGGGCTACACCTGCCTGTATGGAAGCACGTATTTCCTTCAGTTTATCACCGTTAAGTATCTCTACTATAGTGTGTTCGTTGAGATTGCCCAGCATGTTGGGATTACCAGCACAACAGGTCTTGACATTACCACGAGGATTGATGTGCAGTCCCCGCCAAGGGGCTGCACAATAGAAATTGCTCATAGTGTTATTTACTGTAGGGATTTTCGCCGGTCAAATAAGGTCTGGCGAACCACAGTTTTACCCAGGCCTTGCTGCCAGGTTCAATATGATGACGTCGTTGGTACTGTTGTACGTGATCGCCGGTCTTGCTTATGTTGGAACCCTCCAAGGGTTTGAGCTTGGAGGGTCCGTATACACCTTTACCAAATTCGGTAAAGCGCATTTTAGTCTACATCAGCATTGGCACCACACAACTTGCGCTTGGCATTTGTGAGAGCACCAAAGTCTACCGGCCATTCTTTGCCGGGAGCCAATTCAGTTGCGTTGGCTGGCATGGCAAATTTGACACCAGCCTGTTGTTCAATCTGTGCGATTGGTAAACGGAACTTGGTCAAGTCGTTGCCAAGGTTTGGATATGGAGCCACATGTGGAAATAACCAACCAGCTATCTGTCCTGTGTTGTCATCTATAACGATTTTGTAGAAAGCGTGTGGAACTACTACACCCTTGCCAATGGTCTTGTCTTGTGCGTTGTACAAGCCACCTGACACTATGGTGAAGTTGTGACCACCTTGTGCGGCCCAACCACGAACTGATGTTTCTAACAACTTCCAGATGCCACGGTTTAGGCTACCTGCTTGTGGGCTCATGTTGGTCATCAAGAAACTTTCAAATTCTACTTGTTGATCCCATGACTGGTCTCCGTCAGGAGCCATGTGTCCTTTGTCGTATCCGGTGCCAGCATAGTCAGCTGGTGTAGCACCACCCTGGATGCTTTGATCTGGGGCAAATGCGTTAGAGCGTGCCACACAACCTAAGGCGTGGCCTGGGGTCAGTGTCCACATGACAAAGCGTGGCAGTTTTGCTGGAGCATCATAGCCTACCAGGTATGCTTCTCTGCAGATAGGCTGAATAGAGCCCTGCACCTGTGGCAAGCCAAATGGTGCATGTACTTGGCATGCAGCCACTGGATTTGGTGCTCGTTGTGTCCAAGCAAATACCGATGTTGCGGCAAGGGCGATTGCAAGCCCAACTAATAATTTTTTCATTTGAGTTCCTTTGTTATGATGTACTGCTGTTTATTACTTATCTAGGATAGCCTTTAAATCCTGTTACAGGACTGCGTTTGACCACGTCCGGCATTTCTTCGCTGGCCATAGTGGCCACTTGTACAGCATCATGGCCGCTCATGCCCATGGCCTGTAGTGCATCGCGAATGTATTCACCTGTGTGTGGATCGTAGCTGACTACAAATTCATTTTCTCCAAATACCGTATCCTGTTCAAAGGGCGGAACACCATCTTCGCGACGTTGTTTGGCGCCTTTGGCACCGGCTATGGCCACACCAAAGCGATACTGTAGATACGGGTCTTGATTTTTAAGTGCTGGTATTTTCCAAGCACCTGGCAAGGCTAGGGCAATGTCCTGCTGTAAACTACCGGTGCGGCCCATGGCCACTTCTGTAATAAATTCTCGGGCTCTCATCTGGGATAGCCTTTGAATCCTTTTACTGGGCTGGTTTTGTTTGTGGTCACCGGTTCGGTTGATTCTTGACTACTGATCATAGTGCCAGTTTCGCCCATGGCTCGAGCAGTAGCATCCAAGATTTCGGCATCGGCTTGACTGTAGGCCATGGTAGACATTTTTTGTCCGATGGGTCCAGTTTTAGACAAAGTGTCGGTAGCGTCAAACTCGTCTTTTTTAGGTTGTCCAGCAACAGCAACAATAAAACGCCACATGGCGTAGGGATTTGAGTTGTCTAGACCGTCATAGCGTTTCATACCAGGCATGGGACCCAGCTGATCATCATGAAACTTTGAGTGTGCGTCTTCGGCTACAAACTCTCTAGCACGCATGATCAGAATCCTGCGGTAGCTGAACTCGCTGTACCAATTTCTCTTGCAGTAAATCCTGAACCTGTAATGGTCAACTTGTTGCCAGCTCCAACATAAATCTGTTGACGACTGTTCGCGGTTACCTGGACAGCACTACTGTATAAATTGCCTGGATTACCTGTGGTCAAGGTATATGATCCAGACGCACTAGATGAAGCGTTAGCGCTCATGACTAGACTTTGACCGTTGACTGCACTGACCACCGTTGTGGTATTGGCCACGCCAGGCCCTGTTACGAATGTAGCGCCTACTAAGTTTTGTGCTGCCTGTGGAGTTAACATGACATTACTGGCATTGGTTACGCCGCCTGCAATACCTACAGTAGGATTTCCAGCCTGCATGACATACACATTGTAACTGATAGGAGTTTCTGTAACTATTTCGCACTTGTCGGTATACCATACTGCATTTGATACTGATGTGTAGACGTTGGATTGACTCATTGTGATTAGCCTTTGTAATTTTTCCAGGTCTTGAACAAGCTACGCTCAAGCTCAACTGATTCTTCCATTGATGCTTGACGACGCATCTGGCTGGCCAATACTGGAGTAGTTGATTGTCCTGTACTCTTAGGACCATTCAGGCCGCCTGAGTAGGTACGCAAGTTAGGATCTGCTGCCAATGTTTCTGTGTTGGTTGGCCAATCTGGACTGTTCTCGTCAACTTGTTGATCGCATCCGCATGGTGTAGAACCGCATGTAGAGCAACCTTCTCCGCCTTGATGATCAATACCAGCGGCTTTCAGCAACTGTGCCAATACATCGGCATCTTCACCGTCGGCGCTGACAGTGATATTCTTGTGTGGTTCACCGTTTTGATCAGTACTCATGTTGACTGACACATTCATGCTTTCGACCAAGGCTTCGATCTCGCGATCAATACTTTCGTAGACACCTTTGCCAAACTGCATGCCCTTGCTGGATTTTTTAGCAGGAGCTTCGTCAGATGACTCTTTGACTTTTTCGTCGTACTCGATGTCTTTGGTAACTCGTTTGCCAGCTTTCTCGGCCTTGGCATCATCTTTACCTTTGTGTTTCATGTCGTACTCTAGATCCTTGGTTACTCGTTTACCAGCCTTCTCAGCATGTGTATCACGTGTGTCTGTGCTTTCTTCTTCCATCTTGCCTTTTTTCATGGCATAGGTAGCGCCTAGAGCTTGATTAATGCGCTCTTTCTTGCTCTTGCCAGCAAACTTGGGATTCTTGCTGTGTACAAAATCATGTATCACATCACCTGTAGGTGTGTTCTTGGTTATTTTTT